TTAATAAAACTCTATACCCGTAATCTTCAATGAGTTCTGGCGCTTCCCTTTAATTCCTTTTACATATTCAAAATGAATGTTTTTGATTGCCATCTTTATGAATTCAGTTTTTAACTCATCTTCCATTAATTCCCAGCCGTTTAGCAATGAATACTTGAAATTTTTAATCTTCTCATAGTTAAAAGTCTTACCCTTATCATTATCCTTGCGCTTTTCATACTCATGTATTTCTTTGTCAATACGACTTATTATTGGAAAAGCTTCATCCTTATCCATCATACCTTCTATAAAAAGTGTTTGACATCTAGCGCGTTCTTTTCGCAACTTTTCAATATCGATGCCGACATCTTCTATTTCTTTAGGTTGGTTTTCGATTTTATATGATGTTAAATCAAATTGTTTTAGATAATTGTAAAATTGTTTTAAAACCTCGCCTTCGTCGATGTTACATGCATTTTTATTTTTAGTATTTTTGCAGTTAGAACAAAAGTATAGTTTAGAATACCAAACTTCTTTATTTTTAGGCGTATGCTTGACTGTGTTTAAAGTCAATTTCTGGTTACAGTTTGGACATAATAGTTTACTTCTGAAAATAGCGTTATGTTTTACGATTGTAGAGTTAGTTTTTTCACTTATCCTTAATTTTATTTCTTCGTATTCTTCTTCACTTATAATAGCTTCGTGGGTGTTTTCGACGAATATGTCACCGAAAACAAGATGACCTCTAGCTACCGGACTCGTTAGAGCATTGCCTATAACTGATCTGTGCCAGTTTTTACCTAAGGGTGCTTTGTATTTAGAGTTGTTCAATTTTATAGTTATTTCTCTTAAACTAGTACCTTTTTTCGCTTCTTCTACTGCAAATCGTAATACTTTTTTATATTCATTAGGCACAAATTTATCATTTACTCTGTCGTAATAGAAAGGAGGGACAGTTTTAGCTAACCCTTTTCTAGCTGATGCGCGTCGACCCATTGCAGTACGCTCTTGAATTGTAGTACGCTCCCACTCTGCCATAGCACCTACTAATGTTACGAACAAACGTCCCATAGCAGAAGTTGTGTCATATACTTCTGTTGCGCTCCTAAACAACACGTTTTTATTCTCAAACAATTCTAGTATCTCTAGTAAGTCTTTAACACTTCGAGTTAATCGATCTAGTTTATAGACTAAAACCAAATCAAAATTATCTATTTCATTCAACATTTCTTGTAAAGCGGGTCTGTCTTTTTTAGCTCCGGAGTATCCAGCGTCAGTATATACTTTATGAATTTTCCAGTCGTTTATGTCGCTGTAAGCTCTTAATTTTCTTTCTTGTTCTTCGATAGAGTGTCCTTTTTCTTTTTGTTCAAGTGTACTCACTCTAGTATAAATTGCTACTTTCATGTGCTCCCTCCTCAAAATTGGCAAAAAATAATAAGGGTAGGCGGGCTACCCGAAATTTAGTACTAGGTACTAAATGTGATATAATAAAATAAAAAGTAGGTGATGTTATGACATTTAAAAACAATCATAATTTCAATGAATTAGTTTTAACGAATGAAGACATTAGAATTTTAAAAAATGTCTTAGAAGATGCAGTCAGTGTTTATGATGAATATTCGGTATGTAATGAAGAATCCGATTTTGCTTACTGTTTATTAAGAGACTTATATACATTAGACAGCTTAGCTATTTCGTCAAATAATGTTTGAATTATCGAATTGTACTCTTCGATTTTAATACCATGCATAATAGAGTTTCTGTGTTCAATAGCAGCTTTGACTGAATGTTTTAAATGTTCTTCTATTAAATCGTTGTTTTCCATTTCGTTTAAAAATGTTCTTATATTCCTCTTGTAATCAGGTGTTTGTTTAATTATATCTTTATCAAACTTGTTCAATATCAGCCTACACATTAGTTCTAGCGCTCTACCTAAAAGTAGTGATGTAGCTAGCCTTTTTTCAGACATAAAGCAATCATAAGCTTCAACTATATGAGTTTCAAAATCCTTGTCATTAACTGTTTCTAATAATTGAGTGTATTTTCTTAAAGAAGCCGGTAAATCATTTGCGTTTTCTAACAAAGAATTAGGTGTTCGATAAATTTTTGTAGATTTATCTGATAAATATAAGTCAGAATGAGTTTCAAAATAATAATGCGCAATTGCATCGTCGTTGTATATACTAGCTAAATCGCTCAAGTTAAACATTTGAAAATCATGTATGACTTTTTCGAAAATGAAAGTACTTTTTATATATTCACTTAACTTCTCGAAAGATCTTTCTGTTCTTTTTAAAACATCATCTACAGAAATATTTATTTTCTTCGCTTGCATGCCTTCTGACCCACCGTGAATATAAATTAAACCTCTGTAAAAACTGATATTCAAATCTGCGTAGCTATATTTTATACCGGAATAAAAGGGGAAGTATCCAGTATTTTTATCTATTACATCACCAAAAAATATATCCACTAATTCTTTATATTTTTTGTGAAGTTCATTCATTCTTTTTTCTATATCGTTATATCTCCATAAGTATTGTTTCTCTTCCATCCCTCATCCTCCTCACGCCACATAGGCGCTATTAATCACATTTTAGTTCTATCGGTAATTTTAGACTCCATAACTCTTTGACGTGACTCTTTAGCTTCTCGAATCATATCTTTAAATCCTTGACTGTCTATAAAAGCTTTGGCTTCTTCTATTTGTTCTTGTGTAAGTTTTTTTCTACCAGTGTTAATGTGTATATGCTCAATTTCTTCATATGATTCCATAATTTTTTATTTCTCCTTTACTTTTTATGTTAAAGCGCCGTATAGGAGCTTATTTCCTATATTCTTCTTCAACATACTTTTTTACTAAATATTCAAGAATAAGTTCGGTCATTAGATCGTTTTCTTCGTACTCTTTATGAAGTTACTTTATTCTTTGAATTAATTTAACTTATCGCCATCTATTTTTTGTGAAATAAATTCCAAGTATTTACGCGCATTATGTGACGATAAATCTTTAGGTAACTCATAAGTGAATGGTTGATTACCACTAGTTAAAACTTCATATACTATAGTTTCTTTTTTTATTTTGCAATTAGTTATTTTCATTATAAACTCCTTTTAAACACTGATGAAATAGACGTCTTTTATATTAAAGTGCCATATAGGCGCTATTAATCACAATACAACTTTGCCCATTACTTTAATATTACTAAACGAAGCGACTTTGATATCATCATACTTCGGATTTAGAGATACCAAATTAATATAGTCTTCGCATATATCTACACGCTTGATAAGACTTACTCCATCTAATACAACGAGTGCAATTGTACCATCTTTAATAGAATCTTCTTTCTTAATAAAAGCGTATGTTCCTTGTTTTAACATAGGTTCCATTGAATCACCATTAACTAAAATACAAAAATCAGCATTTGATGGCGTTTCGTCTTCTTTAAAAAATACTTCTTCATGCAATATGTCATCATATAATTCTTCTCCTATGCCAGCACCAGTTGCACCACATGCAATATACGATACTAGTTTAGACTCTTTATATTCATCTATAGAAGTGACTTTATTCTGTTCATCTAATTGCTCGTTTGCATAGTTAAGCACATTTTTTTGTCTTGGAGGCGTGAGTTTACTGTATATGGAAGCGATGTCGTTATTTTCAATTTTTCTATTCTTAGAAATATCAAAACCCATAAGCCACGCTTCGTTAACGTTTAAAGCCTTTGCTAGTTCAAAGACTTTGTCTTGTTTCGCTTCATATTTTCCATTTAAATAATCGCTAATTGAGTTTCTGCCAATACCAGTCCTTCTTGATAGCTCTGATTGAGATATCTTCCGTTCAGACATAATTTGCTTTAATCTATCCTTAAAACTGTTCATATTTCTGAACACCTCATAAGAATATAATACTACGTACAATGACGATTATCAATAATTTTTAACAAATGTTGTACAGAAAAATGTATTTTATGTGTTGACTTATTTAAACAAAGGTGTTTTAATTGATTTGTACAGAAAACCGAACAAGAAGGGAGGTGAGTTTATGATATACAATTTCGATTATAGTTTGCTGTACGAAAGAATGGCAGAGTATAGATATAGCCAAAGTTCTTTAGCGAACGCAATCCCTATTTCAAGGACATCTATTAATCACAAGTTGCAAGGAAAAAATTTATTCACACAATGGGAAATAAAACGAATCTGTGAATTATTAGAAATCCCACCAACAAAAGTAGGTAGATATTTTTTTGAACAAAATGTACATAAAACTGTACAAACATCTTAAAAGGAGGAACGAACAATGCAAGCATTACAAACATTTAATTTTAAAGAGCTACCAGTAAGAACAGTAGAAATTGAAAACGAACCTTATTTTGTAGGAAAAGATATTGCTGAGATTTTAGGATATGCAAGAGCAGACAATGCCATTAGAAATCATGTTGATAGCGAGGACAAGCTGACGCACCAATTTAGTGCATCAGGTCAAAACAGAAATATGATCATTATCAACGAATCAGGATTATACAGTCTAATCTTCGATGCTTCTAAACAAAGCAAAAACGAAAAAATTAGAGAAACCGCTAGAAAATTCAAACGCTGGGTAACATCAGATGTCCTACCAGCTATTCGCAAACACGGTATCTACGCAACAGACAATGTAATTGAACAAACATTAAAAGATCCAGACTACATCATTACAGTGTTGACTGAGTATAAGAAAGAAAAAGAGCAAAACTTACTTTTACAACAAGAAATCGGAGAGCTAAAACCCAAAGCAGATTATGTTGATGAAATCTTAAAATCAACTGGCACATTAGCTACAACTCAAATCGCGGCAGACTACGGTATATCAGCACAAAAGTTAAACAAACTACTACACGAAGCTAGATTACAACGAAAAGTAAATAAACAGTGGGTGCTTTACTCAGAACACATGGGCAAGAGTTACACAGAATCAGACACTATAGCAATTGTACGCTCTGACGGTAGAGAAGACACAGTTTTACAAACTAGATGGACACAAAAAGGCAGATTGAAAATACATGAAATCATGACTGAATTCGGTTATGAAGCTAACGTAACTGCTTAACAGGAGGAACGAACAATGCAAGCTCAAAACAAAAAAGTCATCTATTACTACTATGACGAAGAAGGTAATAGACGACTATTATCAATTGGGAATTTGGAACATTATTTATTAGCAGATATCAAATCAAGGTTTGATTTATATAAAAAGAAAATACCTGACTTAGATAATCTGTTCGTTCAAATAGACGGTGTTGAATTTAAAGTACTATAACCCGAGCAATGCACCTCTTAAACAACATTATACACGAAAGGAGCATAAACAAATGAACACACTATACAAAACAACCTTCCTCATCACAATGGCAGTTGCGACTTGGAAGGTTTGGAAGATTGAGAAAAACACAAGATTTAAACTTAGAAATTTTGATTATCCAAAAATTAATAATGCTCAGAGCAAATCATTGTTGGATATTGCTAGTCACGATTTAAAAGATATTTAACTGTATTCAAAATTTTCATATCTTGTTGAGCTTTTAAGCTTTCGTATAAAGCTATTGAATAAATAATTTCGTAAGATACGTTTTCAGGAGCATCTTCTTTCAACTTATTTATTCTATCTCTAAAAAAGTCACTGTCACCACCGAATTCTTTTTCGGCTTGATTACTAAGTTCACCAAAGAAATTTTGAAAATCATTAAATTCCATACTTATCACCTCCTTTCACTAGGAGATAACTAAATTATACACGAAAGGAATGGTAGAAGTGCCACCACACATTCAACAAATGTTATACGAAATCCAGTTAAAAGCTGGTATACCTCAAAAATTAATGGAAATGCAAGGTTTGATAAACGATGAAACAACCAAAGAGGAGAAAAAAGAAAATGAGTAACATTTATAAAAGCTACCTATTAGCAGTATTATGCTTCACAGTCTTAGCGATTGTACTTATGCCGTTTCTATACTTCACTACAGCATGGTCAATTGCGGTATTCGCAAGTATCGCAACATTCATGTACTACAAAGAATGCTTTTTCAAAGAATAAAAAAACTGCTACTTGTTGGAGCAAGTAACAGTATCAAACACTTAAGAAAAAATTCATGTTCAATATAAAACGAAAAACGGAGGAAGTCAAGATGTATTACGAAATAGGCGAAATCATACGCAAAAATATTCATGTTAACGGATTCGATTTTAAGCTATTCATTTTAAAAGGTCATATGGGCATATCAATACAAGTTAAAGATATGAACAACGTACCAATTAAACATGCTTATGTCGTAGATGAGAATGACTTAGATATGGCATCAGAATTATTCAACCAAGCAATAGATGAATGGATTGAAGAGAACACAGACGAACAGGACAGACTAATTAACTTAGTCATGAGATGGTAGGAGGTCACTATGAAGCAGACTGTAACTTATCTAATCAAGCATAAAGATGAAAATCTATTTATTACAAACCGACCAACCGAAGTGAACGACACAGTGAAGTATTCAACTGATATGCGAGACGCAAGAGAATTCGACGGACTAGACAAAACTGTTATTGATATGTCTAAGCACAAAGCAATCAAGAAAACAGTGACAGAAACTATTGAGTACGAGGAGGTAGAACATGACTGAACAAACATTATTTGAACAGTTGAACAGTAAAAACGTGAATGATCATACAGAACAAAAAAATGGATTAACTTATCTAGCATGGTCATATGCACACCAAGAGCTGAAAAAGATTGACCCAAACTACACAGTAAAAGTACACGAGTTTCCACATCCAGATATTAACACAGAAAATTATTTTGTACCTTATTTGGCTACACCAGAAGGCTATTTTGTACAGGTATCTGTGACTGTGAAAGATAGTACAGAGACTGAGTGGCTTCCAGTATTGGACTTTAGAAATAAATCGCTTGCTAAAGGTAGTGCAACAACTTTCGATATTAACAAAGCGCAAAAACGATGTTTTGTTAAAGCTTCGGCTTTACACGGTTTAGGCTTATATATCTACAACGGCGAGGAACTACCAAGTGCAAGTGACAACGATATTACAGAATTAGAAGAGCGTATCAATCAGTTCGTGAACTTATCTCAAGAAAAAGGGCGAGATGCAACTATCGATAAAACGATGAGATGGCTAAAAATATCTAACATTAATAAATTAAGTCAAAAACAAATCGCAGAAGCACACCAAAAATTAGATGCAGGATTAAAACAATTGGATAGTGAGGAGAAACAATAATGTTAAATAGAACAGTATTAGTAGGACGCTTAACAAAAGATCCAGAATATAGAACAACGCCAAATGGTGTGAGTGTTACCACTTTCACTATCGCAGTTAACAGAACATTTACTAACGCTCAAGGAGAACGTGAGGCAGACTTTATTAACTGTGTAACTTTTAGAAAACAAGCAGAAAATGTAAATAATTATTTATCCAAAGGGTCATTGGCTGGCGTTGATGGACGTTTACAATCACGCAGTTATGAAAACAAAGACGGGCAACGTGTATTTGTCACAGAAGTAGTAGCGGACAGTGTTCAATTCTTAGAACCGAAGAATAACAACCAACAACCAAACAACAATTATCATCAACAAAGACAAACTCAAACTGGTAATAATCCTTTTGATAATACCACTGCGATTATTGATGATGACTTACCGTTCTGATTGGAATGATTAGATGCCAATAATTACTAGTTATATCACTCAAGATGACGGTACAACAACAGTTGTCATCTCGGGTGTTGAATTAGGTAATAAAGAAACATTACTACTTGATAACGGGTTTGATGTGGAAGTCGATGTGAGCGTCATAGATCCGTTTCGAATTACCGGCAAGCAACGACGAAAAATATTCGCGCTTGTCAAAGACATAGAAGAATATACAGGTCAACCAATGGACTATATGCGACATATGTTCATCGAGTATGTAAGGACTTACTACGGCTATGATGAACGTATTTCACTAAGTAATTGTACGAGAACACAAGCAAGTCAAATCATTGAAGCAACGCTTGACTGGACGTTCTACAATGACATACCACTTAGCTACAAAACGAGTAATCTACTGAAACGAGATAAATCATTCTTATACTGGTCAACTGTTAACCGCAACTGTGTAATATGCGGAAAGCCTCACGCTGACTTAGCACATTACGAAGCAGTAGGTAGAGGCATGAACAGAAACAAGATGAATCACTACGACAAACATGTATTAGCGTTATGTCGCGAACATCACAACGAGCAACATGCAATTGGTGTTAAGTCGTTTGATGATAAATATCACTTGCATGACTCGTGGATAAAAGTTGATGAGAGGCTCAATAAAATGTTGAAAGGAGAGAAAAAGGAATGAATAGACTAAGAATAATAAAAATAGCACTCCTAATCGTCATCTTGGCGGAAGAGATTAGAAATGCTATGCATGCTGTAAAAGTGGAGAAAATTTTAAAATCTCCGTTTAGTTAATACAGGTTTTTACAAAAGCTTTACCATAGGCGGACAAACTAATTGAGCCTTTTTTGATGTCTATTACCCAGGGGCTGTAATGTAACTTTAATACTTCAAATTCAATGCCAGAAAGTTTACTTATTGTTTCTAGGTTGTGTCCTGACTTTAACATTCTTTTAACAAATTCTAATCCCGAAACAAATCTTTGTTTTTCTATAATCTTATTAAAGTGATTTAAAAACTGAGGAGCATAAAACTTATTATAAATTCCTTTTTTTGTTAAGTAAGACATGTCAAAAGTTTCATTTAAAACCCCTAACCTTACTAGGTTATTAATTGAAATTTCGGTTGATTCTATATCTAACGGAGAGTCTTTTATTAACGTGTCCGATATATTCATACCGTCATTCTTTGGGTTTAAAACCGCTCTATATTTAACGGCAGGATGTACTTCGTGATTCTTTAAATGTTTTAAAAGAATAGCATCATTTGGGGATAATTGTTTAATTATTTCAACAAATGAATGGTGGGTTAATGAGTTTTTTCTGTCATCCATAGATGATGCTATTAGTTTTGCGAACATATTACTTAAAGTTTTTTCACTAATGTAAAACTTTGAAGCTTCTAGAGCAGGACCTAGAAGAGAAAATTGTGGTTCTTGTAAATTATTTTCAGGTACAGAAGATATTTCTTTTTTAAATTGTTCTTTGAATTTTTCAAATTCTACTTCTCTTTGATAAATAACTTTATCCACATAAAGGTGGAATTTCCCAAAGACAAGTTCCCAAGTTTTAGAGAATGTTTCTACAGGCCCTTTTGATGCGCCTTCAATAATTTTATCAATACCTTTACCTAAAATAGGATCCATAATTATTCACCCCCAATCTAACGCAGTAGCGATAACAAAATTATAGCAGAAAGGAGATAACGAAATGGCAACATTTAGAGTTTACAAAGAATCAGGCAACTTTGTCACAGTACACAAAGATTTTATACATGATTCTAATATAAGTTGGAAGGCTAAAGGTATTCTACTTTATTTGTTAAGTCGACCTGATAACTGGCAAATTTACGAAACAGAACTAGAGCAACATTCAACTGATGGACTTAGCGGTTTAAAGAGTGGAATCAAAGAACTGGAAGAAATTGGATATATTCAACGTAGTAGAAAACGTGATAAGAGTGGTAGGTTAAATGGTTATGAGTACTTGGTATATGAGCAACCGCACCACATTCGATTTTCCAACGTTGGAAAAACCGTTAACGGTAAAACCAACAATGGAAAAACCGTTAATGGTAAATCGCATACTACTAATAATAATAGTACTAATAATGATTTAACTAATAATAACAATACTAATAATGAAGGAAGTATATTGTCGGGCAACCCGACGGTGTCTTCCATTCCCTATAAAGAAATTATCGAATACTTAAATAAAAAAGCAGGAAAGCATTTTAAACATAATACAGCTAAAACAAAAGATTTTATTAAAGCAAGATGGAATCAAGATTTTAGGTTGGAGGATTTTAAAAAGGTGATTGATATCAAAACAGCTGAATGGTTAAACACGGATAGCGATAAATACCTTAGACCAGAAACACTTTTTGGCAGTAAATTTGAGGGGTACCTCAATCAAAAAATACAACCAACTGGCACGGATCAATTGGAACGCATGAAGTACGACGAAAGTTATTGGGATTAGGGGGATATTATGAAACCACTATTCAGCGAAAAGATAAACGAAAGCTTGAAAAAATATCAACCTACTCATGTCGAAAAAGGATTGAAATGTGAGAGATGTGGAAGTGAATACGACTTATATAAGTTTGCTCCTACTAAAAAACACCCGAATGGTTACGAGTATAAAGACGGTTGCAAATGTGAAATCTATGAGGAATATAAGCGAAACAAGCAACGGAAGATAAACAACATATTCAATCAATCAAACGTTAATCCGTCTTTAAGAGATGCAACAGTCAAAAACTACAAGCCACAAAATGAAAAACAAGTACACGCTAAACAAACAGCAATAGAGTACGTACAAGGCTTCTCTACAAAAGAACCAAAATCATTAATATTGCAAGGTTCATACGGAACTGGTAAAAGCCACCTAGCATACGCTATCGCAAAAGCAGTCAAAGCTAAAGGGCATACGGTTGCTTTTATGCACATACCAATGTTGATGGATCGTATCAAAGCGACATACAACAAAAATGCAGTAGAGACTACAGACGAGTTAGTCAGATTGTTAAGCGATATTGATTTACTTGTACTAGATGATATGGGTGTAGAGAACACAGAACATACTTTAAACAAACTTTTCAGCATTGTTGATAACAGAGTAGGTAAAAACAACATCTTTACAACTAACTTTAGTGATAAAGAACTAAATCAAAATATGAACTGGCAACGTATCAATTCAAGAATGAAACACAATGCAAGAAAAGTAAGAGTAATCGGAGACGATTTCAGGGAGCGAGACGCATGGTAACCAAAGAATTTTTGAAAATTAAACTTGAGTGTTCAGATATGTACGCTCAGAAACTCATAGACGAGGCACAGGGCGATGAAAATAAGTTATATGACCTATTTATCCAAAAACTTGCAGAACGTCACACACGCCCCGCTATCGTCGAATATTAAGGAGTGTTAAAAATGCCGAAAGAAAAATATTACTTATACCGAGAAGATGGCACGGAAGATATTAAGGTCATCAAACATGAAGATAACGAGAATGAAGTTTATTCGCTCACAGGAGCCCATTTCAGCGACGAAAAGAAAATTATGACTGATAGTGACCTAAAACGATTTAAAGGCGCTCACGGACTTCTATATGAGCAAGAGCTAGGTTTACAAGCAACGATATTTGATATTTAGAGGTGGCACATGGAAATAGAAATTAAATTTAACGAAACGTTCGAGGCACCTATGGGCTCGCCTCGTCCACGCTTTCGTAATACAGGTAGATTTGTTCAAACATACATGCCAACAGCTTATACAAATCATAAAGCGTATATACAAGGGCAAATGCCTAAGTTAAATCTAGAGCGCGCACTAAAAATCGAATTAGACTTTTACTTTCCATTACTTAAATCATGGTCGAAGAAAAAGAAAAGTGAAATGGTTGGACAGTATAAAGTGACTAAGCCGGATATCGATAACTTAATTAAAACAGTATTAGACGCATGTAATGGTCATGTGTGGAAAGACGATAACCAAATTACAGAAATAACTAGCTCAAAGCGTTATGGACTAGAACCAAAAATAATCATGCGAGTTGAGGAAGTGATCTAATGCAACAGCAAGCATATATAAACGCAACGATTGATATAAGGATACCTACAGAAGTTGAATATCAGTATTTTGATGATGTGGATATCGAAAAAGAAGCGCTGGCAGATTACTTATATAACAATCCAGACGAATTACTAGAGTATGACAATTTAAAAATTAGAAATGTAAATGTAGAGGTGGAATAAATGAGTGTCGTGAAGATTAACGGTAAACCATATAAATTTACCGAACATGAAAATGAATTGATAAAAAAGAACGGGTTAACTCCTGGAATGGTTGCAAAAAGAGTACGTGGTGGCTGGGCGTTGTTAGAAGCCTTACATGCACCTTATGGTATGCGCTTAGCTGAGTATAAAGAAATCGTGTTAGCCAGAATTATGCAACGAGAGGCTAGAGAACGTGAAATAGCTAGGCAACGACGTAAAGAGGCTGAGCTAAGAAGAAAGAAGCCACATTTGTTTAATGTACCACAGAAACATTCACGTGATCCGTACTGGTTTGATAATACTTATAACCAAATGTTCAAGAAGTGGCAGGAAGTATAAATGCCTAAAACCGATAACGCACGCAAAGAATACTTAAACCAATTTTTCAGATCTAAGAGATATCTGTATCAGGATAACGAGCGAGTGGCTCATACTCATGTAGTAAACGGCACTTATTACTTTCATGGGCATATCGTACCAGATTGGCAAGGTGTGAAAAAGACATTTGATACAGCGGAAGAGCTCGGAATATATATAAAGCAACATGGTTTGGAATACGAGGAACAGAAGCAACTAACTTTATTTTAGAGGAGATGGAAACAATGAAAATCAAAGTTAAAAAAGAAATGCTATTAGACGAGTTAATTAAATGGGCGCGAGAAAATCCGGAGCTATCACAAGGGAAAATATTTTTTTCAACAGGATTTAGTGATGGATTCGTTCGTTTTCATCCAAATACAAATAAGTGTTCGACGTCAAGTTTTATTCCAATTGATATCCCCTTCATAGTTGATATTGAAAAAGAAGTAACGGAAGAGACTAAGGTTGATAGGTTGATTGAATTATTCGAGATTCAAGAAGGAGACTATAACTCTACACTATATGAGAACACTAGTATAAAAGAATGTTTATATGGCAGATGTGTGCCTACCAAAGCATTCTACATCTTAAACGATGACCTAACTATGACGTTAATCTGGAAAGATGGGGAGTTGCTAGTATGATGTTGAAATTTAAAGCTTGGGATAAAGATAAAAAAGTTATGAGTATTATTGACGAAATCGATTTTAATAGTGGGTACATTTTGATTTCAACAGGTTATAAAAGTTTCAATGAAGTAAAACTATTACAATACACAGGATTTAAAGATGTGCACGGTGTGGAGATTTATGAAGGGGATATTGTTCAAGATTGTTATTCGAGAGAAGTAAGTTTTATCGAGTTTAAAGAAGGAGCCTTTTATATAACTTTTAGCAATGTAACTGAATTACTAAGTGAAAATGACGATATTATTGAAATTGTTGGAAATATTTTTGAAAATGAGATGCTATTGGAGGTTATGAGATGACGTTCACCTTATCAGATGAACAATATAAAAATCTTTGTACTAACTCTAACAAGTTATTAGATAAACTTCACAAAGCATTAAAAGATCGTGAAGAGTACAAGAAGCAACGAGATGAGCTTATTGGGGATATAGCGAAGTTACGAGATTGTAACAAAGGACTGGAGAAGAAAGCAAGCGCATGGGATAGGTATTGCAAGAGCGTTGAAAAAGATTTAATAAACGAATTCGGTAACGATGATGAAAGAGTTAAATTCGGAATGGAATTAAACAATAAAATTTTTATGGAGGATGACACAAATGAATAATCGCGAAAAAATCGAACAGTCCGTTATTAGTGCTAGTGCGTATAACGGTAATGACACAGAGGGGTTGCTAAAAGAGATTGAGGACGTGTATAAGAAAGCGCAAGCGTTTGATGAAATACTTGAGGGAATGACAAATGCTATTCAACATTCAGTTAAAGAAGGTATTGAACTTGATGAAACAGTAGGGATTATGGCAGGTCAAGTTGTCTATAAATATGAGGAGGAATAGGAAAATGACTAACACATTACAAGTAAAACTATTATCAAAAAATGCTAGAATGCCCGAACGAAATCATAAGACGGATGCAGGTTATGACATATTCTCAGCTGAAACTGTCGTACTCGAACCACAAGAAAAAGCAGTGATCAAAACAGATGTAGCTGTGAGTATACCAGAGGGCTATGTCGGACTATTAACTAGTCGTAGTGGTGTAAGTAGTAAAACACATTTAGTGATTGAAACAGGCAAGATAGACGCGGGATATCATGGCAATTTAGGGATTAATATCAAGAATGACCATGAAGATGACAAAATGCAAACTATCTTTTTAAGAAATATTGATAACGAAAAAATTTTCGAAAAAGAACGTCATTTATATAAGCTAGGTAGTTACCGTATCGAAAAAGGAGAACGTATAGCACAGTTAGTTATTGTACCTATATGGACACCTGAACTAAAGCAAGTGGAGGAATTCGAAAGTGTTTCAGAACGTGGAGAAAAAGGCTTCGGAAGTAGCGGAGTGTAAAGACATATTAGATAGAGTCAAGGAGGTTTTGGTGAAGTGACGCAATACTTAGTCACAACATTTAAAGATTCAACAGGACGTAAGCATACACACATAACTAAAACTAAGAGCAATCAAAGGTTTACAGTTGTTGAGGCAGAGAGTAAAGAAGAAGCGAAAGAGAAGTACAAGGCGCAAGTTAAAAGAGATGCAGTTATTAAAGTGGGTCAGTTGTATGAAAATATAAGGGAGTGTGGGAAATGACGGAGGTTAGAATTAAAACTATTTCAGATAGAGTTTATTACACAACAACAGATCTAGCTTCTGGTGATTATATTAAACTTGTTATGAAGTTAGGGATTGAGTATTTTCTTCCGGTCAAAGATGTGTTCAACAATGAAGTATGGGTTAAAAGAGATGAGATTGAATCATTTACATTTATTGAGGAGGCAGACGATGATTAACATACCTAAAATGAAATTCTCGAAAAAGTACACTGAAATAATCAAAAAATATAAAAATAAAACACCTGAAGAAAAGGCTAAGATTGAAGATGATTTTATTAAAGAAATTAAAGATAAAGACAGTGAATTTTACAGTCCTACGATGGCTAATATGAATGAATATGAATTAAGGGCTATGTTAAGAATGATGCCTAGTTTAATTGATACTGGAGATGACAATGATGATTAAAAAACTTAAAAATATGGATTGGTTCGATATCTTTATTGCTGGAATACTGCGATTATTCGGCGTAATCGCACTGATGCTTGTTGTCATATCGCCTATCTATACAGTGGCTAGTTACCAAAACAAAGAAGTACATCAAGGGACAATTACAGATAAATATAACAAGAGACAAGATAAAGAAGACAAGTTCTATATTGTATTAGACAACAAACAAGTCATTGAAAATTCCGACTTATTATTCAAAAAGAAATTTGATAGCGCAGATATACAAGCTAGGTTAAAAGTAGGCGATAAGGTAGAAGTTAAAACAATCGGTTATAGAATACACTTTTTAAATTTATATCCGGTCTTATACGAAGTAAAGAAGGTAGATAAACAATGATTAAACAAATACTAAGACTATTATTCTTACTAGCAATGTATGAGTTAGGTAAGTATGTAACTGAGCAAGTATATATTATGATGACGGCTAATGATGATGTAGAGGTGCCGAGTGACTTCGCGAAGTTGAGCGATCAGTCAGATTTGATGAGGGCGGAGGTGACGGAGTAGATGATGTGGTTAGTCATAGCAATTATATTACTAGTCATCTTATTGTTTGGTGTGATGTTGCAAGCTGAACAGTTAAAAGGCGATGTGAAAGTTAAAGAGCGGGAGATAGAGATATTAAGAAGTAGATTGAGACATTTTGAAGATTAAAAATATTTGTATGGAGGGTATTCATGACTAAAAAGAAATATGGATTAAAATTATCAACAGTTCGAAAGTTAGAAGATGAGTTGTGTGATTATCCTAATTATCATAAGCAACTCGAAGATTTAAGAAGTGAAATAATGACACCATGGATTCCAACAGATACAAATATAGGCGGGGAGTTTGTACCGTCTAATACATCGAAAACAGAAATGGCAGTAACTAATTATCTTTGTAGTATACGAAGAGGTAAAATCCTTGAGTTTAAGAGCGCTATTGAACGTATAATCAACACATCAAGTAGGAAAGAACGCGAATTCATTCAAGAGTATTATTTTAATAAAAAGGAATTAGTGAAAGTTTGTGATGACATACACATTTCTGATAGAACTGCTCATAGAATCAAAAGGAAAATCATATCTAGATTGGCGGAAGAGTTAGGGGAAGAGTGAAATTGGCAGTAAAGTGGCAGTTTTTGATACCTAAAATGAGATATTATGATAGTGTAGGATATTGACTATCTTACTGCGTTTCCCTTATCGCAATTAGGAATAAAGGATCTATGTGGGTTGGCTGATTATAGCCAATCCTTTTTTAATTTTAAAAAGCGTATAGCGCGAGAGTTGGTGGTAAATGAAATGAACGAAAAACAAAAGAGATTCGCAGATGAATATATAATGAATGGATGTAATGGTAAAAAAGCAGCAATTTCAGCAGGTTATAGTAAGAAAACAGCAGAGTCTTTAGCAAGTCGATTGTTAAGAAATGTTAATGTTTCGGAATATATTAAAGAACGATTAGAACAGATACAAGAAGAGCGTTTAATGAGCATTACAGAAGCTTTAGCGTTATCTGCTTCTATTGCTAGAGGAGAACCTCAAGAGGCTTACAGTAAGAAATATGACCATTTAAACGATGAAGTGGAAAAAGAGGTTACTTACACAATCACACCAACTTTTGAAGAGCGTCAGAGATCTATTGACCACATACTAAAAGTTCATGGTGCGTATATCGACAAAAAAGAAATTACTCAGAAGAATATTGAGATTAATATTGGTGAGTACGATGACGAAAGTTAAATTAAACTTTAACAAACCATCTAATGTTTTCAACAGAAACATATTCGAAATACTAACCAATTACGATAACTTCACTGAAGTACATTACGGTGGAGGTTCGAGTGGTAAGTCTCACGGCGTTATACAAAAAGTTGTACTTAAAGCATTGCAAGACTGGAAATATCCTAGGCGTATACTATGGCTTAGAAAAGTCCAATCAACAATTAAAGATAGTTTATTCGAAGATGTCAAAGATTGTTTGATAAACTTCGGTATTTGGGACATGTGCCTTTGGAATAAGACTGATAACAAAGTTGAATTGCCAAACGGCGCAGTTTTTTTGTTTAAAGGATTAGATAACCCAGAGAAAATAAAGTCGATAAAAGGCATATCAGACATAGTCATGGAAGAAGCGTCTGAATTCACACTAAATGATTACACGCAATTAACGTTGCGTTTGAGGGAGCGTAAACACGTGAATAAGCAAATATTTTTGATGTTTAACCCAGTATCTAAACTGAATTGGGTTTATAAGTATTTCTTTGAACATGGTGAACCAATGGAAAATGTCATGATTAGACAATCTAGTTATCGAGATAATAAGTTTCTTGATGAAATGACACGACAAAACTTAGAGTTGTTAGCAAATCGTAATCCAGCATATTACAAAATTTATGCGTTAGGTGAATTTGCTACACTAGACAAATTGGTTTTCCCTAAGTATGAAAAACGTTTAATAAATAAAGATGAGTTAAGACATTTACCTTCTTATTTTGGATTGGACTTTGGCTACGTTAATGATCCTAGTGCTTTTATACATTCTAAAATAGATGTAAAGAAAAAGAAGTTATACATCATTGAAGAGTATGTTAAACAAGGTATGCTGAATGATGAAATAGCTAATGTCATAAAGCAACTTGGTTATGCTAAAGAAGAAATTACAGCAGATAGTGCAGAACAAAAAAGTATAGCTGAATTAAGGAATCTAGGGCTTAAAAGGATTTTACCAACCAAAAAAGGGAAGGGCTCGGTTGTACAAGGGTTACAATTCTTAATGCAATTTGAAATCATTGTTGATGAACGTTGTTTCAAGACTATTGAAGAGTTTGACAACTACACATGGCAAAAGGACAAAGATACAGGTGAATATACCAATGAACCAGTAGATACATACAATCATTGTATCGATTCGTTGCGTTATTCAGTGGAACGATTCTACAGACCGGTTAGAAAACGCACAAATGTCAGTTCGAAAGTTGACACAATAAAATCTCTAGGATTATAGGAGGGAACAAATGTTAAAAGTAAACGAATTTGAAACAGATACAGATCTACGGGGAAACATAAATTACTTATTTAATGATGAAGCCAATGTTGTTTACACATATGACGGGACGGAATCCGATTTATTACAAAACGTTAATGAAGTAAGTAAATACATTGAACATCACATGGATTACCAACGACCTAGATTGAAAGTGTTAAGTGATTATTACGAAGGTAAAACTAAGAATTTAGTTGAGTTAACACGACGCAAAGAAGAGTACATGGCAGACAACCGTGTAGCTCATGATTACGCATCTTATATTAGCGATTTTATTAACGGTTATTTCTTAGGCAATCCAATTCAATACCAAGATGATGACAAAGATGTATTAGAAGCTATTGAGGCGTTCAATGATTTGAATGATGTTGAGTCACACAATAGATCTTTAGGATTAGATTTGTCAATTTATGGTAAAGCTTATGAGTTGATGATTAGAAATCAAGATGATGAAACGCGTTTATACAAGAGTGATGCGATGAGCACTTTTATCATATATGACAACACAGTTGAACGTAATAGTATCGCAGGCGTTAGATATTTAAGAACTAAACCAATAGACAAGACTGACGAAGACGAAGTGTTTACTGTTGATTTATTCACTTCACACGGTGTTTATAGATATCTTACCAATAGAACAAATGGATTGAAGCTTACACCACGTGAAAACAGTTTTGAATCTCACTCATTTGAACGCATGCCTATCACAGAATTTAGCAATAACGAAAGAAGAAAAGGGGATTACGAGAAAGTAATCACTTTAATTGATTTGTATGATAATGCTGAATCAGATACTGCTAACTATATGAGTGATTTAAATGACGCTATGTTACTTATTAAAGGTAATTTGAATTTAGATCCCGTAGAAGTTAGAAAGCAAAAGGAAGCTAATGTTTTGTTTTTAGAACCGACTGTTTACGTAGACGCTGAAGGTAGAGAAACAGAAGGCTCTGTTGACGGTGGTTATATTTATAAACAATACGATGTACAAGGTACAGAAGCTTATAAAGACCGTTTAAACAGTGATATACACATGTTTACCAATACACCTAATATGAAAGATGATAACTTTAGTGGCACTCAATCGGGCGAGGCAATGAAATATAAATTGTTCGGATTAGAACAACGTACTAAAACTAAAGAAGGATTGTTTACTAAAGGGTTAAGACGTCGTGCTAAGTTGTTAGAGACAATACTTAAAAATACACGGTCGATTGACGCTAACAAAGATTTCAATACTGTTAGATACGTATACAACAGAAACTTACCTAAATCATTGATTGAAGAATTAAAAGCTTATATTGATTCTGGCGGGAAGATTAGCCAAACAACTTTAATGTCTCTATTCTCGTTCTTCCAAGACCCTGAATTAGAAGTTAAGAAAATCGAAGAAGATGAGAAAGAATCTATTAAAAAAGCTCAAAAAGGTATTTATAAAGACCCTAGAGACATCAATGATGACGAACAAGATGATGATACAAAAGATACTGTTGATAAAAAGGAATGATTGTAATTGCCTAACAAAAACACTCAAGAATATTGGGAAGAACGCGGACGCAAAGCAATCGAGAATGAGTTAAAGCGAGATAAAACTAAAGCTGAAGAAATAGAACGTATATTGAATATGATGATTAAGCGCATTGAAAAAGAAATCAATGCGTTTATTGTTAAGTACGGAGATTTTGCAGGCGTTACATTACAAGAAGCACAAAAGATTATTGATGAGTTCGATGTAAAAGCGTTTCAAGAAGAAGCAAAAAGATTGGTCGAAAACAAGGACTTTAGCGATAGAGCAAATGAAGAATTAAAGAAGTATAACACGAAAATGTATGTATCTAGAGAACAGATGTTAAAGATTCAAATCGAATTCTTAATTGCTTATGCAACAGCTCAAACTGAATTATCTATGAGGGAATATTTCGAATCAACAGCTTATCGTGTGTTCAGTGATCAAGCAGGTATTTTAGGTGAAGGTGTACAAGTAGCTAAAGAAGTTATAGATACAATCGTTGATACACAATTTCATGGTGTCGTTTGGTCAGAGCGATTATGGACTAATACTGAAGCGATGAAACAAGAAGTAGAAGAAATAATTGCTAATGTGGTTATTAGAGGTCGACATCCTAATGAATACGTTAAAGATATGCGTAAACACTTAAATAAATTCGAAGGAACAGCACGACAAAAGACCGCAGCAATTAAATCATTGCTTTATACGGAATCGGCACGTGTTCACGCACAATCAAGCATTGACAGCATGAAAGAAATTTCACCGGAAGGATATTATATGTATATTGCAAAAATCGATAATAGAACAACTAAAGTATGCAAAGGGCTTAATGGAGAAATATTCAAAGTTAAAGACGCTAAAATTGGTGTTAATTTCTATCCTATGCATATCAATTGTCGTTCAGATTGCGCTTTACTACCTAAATCTATGTGGCCGAAAAAACCAAGCAAGAAACGAAAAACAAAATACTTCGGAGGGAAAGTGAAAAGCGGTGATTGATTTAAAAGTAAAGTTTTTTAAAGGCAAGTTAGTTTTGTATGACAGTAAATTAAATGTTTGGAGGATACTAAAATGAGTAATACTGACAAATACCTTAGAGACATAGCAAGAGAGTTAAAAGGTATACGTAAAGAGTTACAAAAGCAAAACGAAACAGTTATTATTGATGCAAACTTAGACAGCGTAAGGTCGGCAGTATTAGCCAATAAAGAAAAATCGAAATATAACGAACCACTCTTTTAATAGCTAGCACTTAATTGTGTTGGCTATTTTTTATGTCCAAAACGTGCTGATGACATAAAAAGCACGCATGGAAAAACAGTCGACAGACTATAAATGGAGGTATATCTCATGGAAGAAAATAAACTTAAGTTTAATTTGCAATTTTTTGCAGACCAATCAGATGATCCGGACGAACCAGGCGGAGATGGTAAAAAAGGGAATCCTGATAAGAAAGAAAATGACGAAGGTACTGAAATAACCTTCACGCCAGAGCAACAAAAGAAAGTTGATGAAATACTTGAACGTCGTGTAGCCCACGAAAAGAAAAAAGCTGATGAGTACGCAAAAGAAAAAGCAGCAGAAGCTGCTAAAGAAGCTGCTAAATTAGCGAAAATGAACAAGGATCAAAAAGATGAATATGAACGCGAACAAATGGAAAAAGAGCTGGAACAATTACGTTCAGAAAAACAATTAAACGAAATGCGTTCAGAAGCACGAAAAATGTTGAGTGAAGCGGAAGTTGATTCATCAGATGAGGTTGTCAATTTGGTTGTAACTGACACTGCTGAACAAACCAAATCGAACGTTGAAGCTTTTTCTAATGCAGTAAAAAAAGCGGTTAATGAAGCGGTTAAGGTTAACGCTAGACAATCGCCATTGACTGGTGGAGATTCATTTAATCACTCGACTAAAAATAAACCGCAAAACTTAGCTGAAATAGCTAGACAAAAAAGAATTATTAAAAATTAACGGAGGCATTTAAATGGAACAAACACAAAAATTAAAATTAAATTTGCAACATTTTGCGAGTAACAATGTTAAACCGCAAGTATTTAACCCTGATAATGTAATGATGCACGAAAAGAAAGATGGCACGTTGATGAATGAATTCACAACGCCCATCTTACAAGAGGTTATGGAAAACTCTAAAATTATGCAATTAGGTAAGTACGAACCAATGGAAGGTACTGAGAAGAAGTTTACTTTTTGGGCTGATAAACCAGGTGCTTACTGGGTAGGTGAAGGTCAAAAAATCGAAACATCTAAAGCTACATGGGTTAATGCTACTATGAGAGCGTTTAAATTAGGGGTTATCTTACCTGTAACAAAAGAATTCTTGAATTATACTTATTCACAATTCTTTGAAGAAATGAAGCCTATGATTGCTGAAGCATTCTATAAAAAGTTTGATGAAGCGGGTATTTTGAATCAAGGTAACAATCCATTCGGTAAATCAATTGCGCAATCAATTGAAAAAACTAATAAGGTTATTAAAGGTGACTTCACACAAGATAACATTATTGATTTAGAGGCATTACTTGAAGATGACGAATTAGAAGCAAATGCGTTTATCTCAAAAACACAAAACAGAAGCTTGTTACGTAAAATTGTAGATCCTGAAACGAAAGAACGTATTTATGACCGTAACAGTGATTCGTTAGACGGTCTACCTGTGGTTAACCTTAAATCAAGCAACTTAAAACGTGGTGAATTAATCACTGGTGACTTCGACAAATTGATTTATGGTATCCCTCAATTAATCGAATACAAAATCGATGAAACTGCACAATTATCTACAGTTAAAAACGAAGATGGCACACCTGTAAACTTGTTTGAACAAGACATGGTGGCATTACGTGCAACTATGCATGTAGCATTGCATATCGCTGATGATAAAGCGTTTGCTAAGTTAGTTCCTGCTGACAAAAGAACAGATTCAGTTCCAGGAGAAGTTTAATAAACAATTAGGAGTGGTAACATGCCCGAAATCATTGGAATTGTTAAAGTAGATTTTACAGATTTAGAAGATAACAGACATGTCTATATGAAAGGGCATGTCTACCCTCGCAAAGGTTATGATCCTACAGATGAACGTATCAAAGCTTTAGCTAGTGTTGAAAATAAACGCAACGAACAAATGATTTACATTGTAAATGACAAATTAACCAAAAAAGAACTTGTCGAAATAGCAAGTGTTGCTGGCTTACAAGTTGATGAAAAACAAACAAAAGCTGAAATTATCAATGCTTTTGAGTCACTAGAGTAGGTGGTTATATGACTACGCTAGCTGATGTAAAAAAACGTATTGGTCTTAAAGATGAAAAGCAAGATGAACAATTAGAAGAAATCATAAAAAGTTGTGAAAGCCAGTTGTTATCAATGTTACCTATTGAAGTTGAACAAATACCGGAAAGGTTTAGTTACATGATTAAAGAAGTTGCAGTTAAACGCTACAACAGGATTGGTGCTGAAGGTATGACATCAGAAGCGGTTGACGGACGTAGCAATGCGTATGAATTGAACGATTTCAAGGAGTATGAAGCTATTATTGATAATTACTTTAATGCTAGAACGAGAACTAAAAAAGGAAGGGCTGTGTTCTTTTGAGATATGAAGATAGAGTTATTTTTCAATTAGAACAAGTAGCAACTTACAATCCTAAAACTAGCAAAAAAGAAAACACACTAATCACTTATGATGCGATACCATGCAATATTAACCCCATTTCTAGAGCAAGAAAGCAACTTGAATTTGGTGATGTAAAAAACGATGTAAGTGTTCTGAGGATAAAAGAATCAATATCTTACCCTGTTAGCCACGTGTTGGTTAATGGCATTCGCTACAAGATAGTTGATACAAGGATATACAGACACGAAACGTCATATTATATCGAAGAGGTCAATTGATGAATATAGATGGATTAGACGCACTTTTAAACCAATTTCACGATATGAAAACCAACATTGATGATGATGTAGATGATATTTTACAGGAAAACGCCAAAGAATATGTAGTACGAGCTAAATTGAAAGCTAGAGAAGTAATGAATAAGGGTTATTGGACTGGTAATTTATCACGCAATATCAGATATAAAAAAACTGGCGATTTGCAATACACTATCACATCGCATGCAGCTTATAGTGGTTTCTTAGAGTTTGGTACTCGATACATGGAGGCAGAACCTTTTATGTGGCCAGTATATGAGGTAATAAGAAAATCAACTGTAGAAGAATTGAAAGCGTTGTTTGAATAGGAGATAAAAGCATGACACCGAACTTACAACTTTATAATAAAGCGTATGAAACGCTACAAGGATATGGATTCCCTGTTATTTCTCGTAAAGAGATGCAACAAGAGATTCCGTATCCTTTTTTTGTAATAAAAATGCCGGAGTCAAATAGAAGTAAGTACACGTTTGATAGTTATTCTGGCGATACGAATTTAGTTATTGATATTTGGAGTGTAAGCGATGATTTAGGACATCATGACGGACTTGTTAAAAGGTGTATCGATGATTTAACACCTAGCGTTAAAACAAACGATTATGACTTTGAAGAAGATGATACTAACATCACACAGTTAGTCGATGATACTACTAATCAAGAATTGCTACACACATCAATAACGATATCTTACAAAACATTTTAAAAAACGGAGGAATATTGAATGGCGAATATGAAAAATAGTAATGACCGTATTATTTTGTTTAGAAAAGCTGGCGAAAAAGTAGATGCTACTAAAATGCTTTTTTTAACTGAATACGGCTTATCACATGAAGCTGATACAGATACAGAGGATACGATGGATGGGTCTTATAACACTGGTGGTTCAGTTGAATCAACAATGTCTGGTACTGCTAAAATGTTTTATGGTGACGATTTTGCAGATGAAATTGAAGATGCAGTTGTAGATCGCGTATTGTATGAAGCTTGGGAAGTTGAAAGTAGAATACCAGGCAAAAATGGGGATTCCGCTAAATTTAAAGCGAAATATTTTCAAGGATTCCACAATAAATTTGAATTAAAAGCAGAAGCTAACGGTATTGATGAATATGAATATGAATACGGTGTGAATGGTCGTTTCCAACGTGGATTTGCAACATTGCCTGAGGCTGTAACAAAAAAACTTAAGGCGACTGGATACAGATTCCACGACACTACAAAAGAAGATGCGTTAACTAGCGAAGATTTAACCGCAATTCCACAACCTAAAGTAGATTCATCAACGGTTACACCAGGAGAGGTATAAAAATAGGGCGTTAAGCCCTATTTATTTTGTTTAAATTAATCATGAATGGAGATTTTAAGTTATGAATGTAGAAATTAACGGAAAGTCATTAGAATTAAGTTTTGGTTTTAAATTTTTAAGAGAAATCGATAACCGATTAGGTTTAAAAGTTGAGCAAGCTTCTATCGGTCAAGGTGTATCAATGTTGCCTGTAGGTTTAGAGAGTGGAAATCCTGTTGTGATTGGCGAAGTTTTAATTGCAGCTACATCTCACTTGAAAAAACAAGCAATTACTATTAATAACATTGATGAAGCACTAGATGAAATCGCAGAAAATATTGGACTAGAAGAATTTGGTTCGGATATTTTAACGGAGTTGGGAAAGCGACCTATGACCCGAAACCTAGTAGAAGTAGTGGAAGCGGAAGAGAAACCAGCGGAAGCGTAATAACTTACGACAGAATCGTTATCACTTGTATGTCAACACTTGGTATTACAGATTTAAATGTTATTGAGCAAATGACATTAACAGAATATAACTATCGAATGTATGCGAAAGAGTATGAAATGCTAACCCAAGAATTCGAACGTTACAAACTTGCGTTTGCTATTCGTGATGCTGCAGCTACTAAAAATGTTGGGACAGAAAATAAACCTAAAGAGGAATATGTTTTTAACAATGCAAACGACGTATTGCCTTATGAAGAAAATATCCAACGGCTTAACGAAGGTAAAGATATAAGATTTAGTAGCGAACGTGATGAATACGAACCACAAAATAATGAATTCTTTAAAGTTATAGCAGAATTTAATAAGCAATAGAAAGAGAGGTGTTAATGTGACGGAATATAAAATTAAAGCGACTATTGAAGCTAGTGTAGCCAAATTCAAAAGGCAAATTGATAGTGCGGTTAAGTCTGTGCAAAGATTTAAACGAGTAGCAGATCAAACTAAAGATGTTGAATTAAACGCTAACGATAAAAAATTACAAAAAACTATCAAAGTTGCTAAAAAGTCTTTAGATGCCTTTAGCAACAAAAATGTAAAAGCTAAATTAGATGCTAGTATACAAGACTTACAACAAAAGATATTAGAATCAAATTTTGAACTAGACAAACTTAACTCCAAAGAAGCTAGCCCTGAGGTTAAACTACAAAAACAAAAGTTAACTAAAGATATCGCTGAAGCAGAAAATAAGTTATCAGAACTAGAAAAGAAACGTGTCAATATTGACGTCAATGCTGATAACAGTAAATTCAATCGAGTGTTAAAAGTATCTAAAGCTAGTCTTGAAGCTTTAAATAGGTCTAAAGCCAAAGCTATTTTAGATGTAGACAACAGTGTTGCTAATTCTAAAATCAAACGTACTAAAGAAGAGCTTAAAAGTATTCCAAATAAAACTAGATCTCGACTTGATGTAGATACAAGGCTTTCTATACCAACTATTTATGCGTTTAAAAAATCATTAGACGCATTGCCAAACAAAAAAACAACAAAGGTAGATGTCGATACTAATGGTTTAAAGAAAGTTTATGCCTACATAATAAAAGCAAACGACAATTTCCAAAGACAGATGGGGAATTTAGCTAATATGTTCCGTGTGTTCGGTACTGTAGGTTCTAATATGGTTGGTGGATTACTAACTTCATCTTTTAGCATTTTAATACCTGTAATAGCGAGCGTAGTACCTGTAGTGTTTGCACTATTAAACGCTATCAAAGTGTTAACTGGTGGTGTACTTGCTTTAGGTGGTGCGGTAGCAATAGCCGGCGCTGGCTTTGTAGCATTTGGCGCAATGGCTATCAGCGCTATAAAGATGCTTAATGATGGCACTTTACAAGCTAGCTCAGCAACAAACGAATACAAAAAAGCGTTAGATGGCGTAAAGTCAGCATGGACTGATATTATAAAGCAAAATCAATCCGCTATCTTCACAACTCTTGCAAATGGTTTAAATACTGTTAAAACTGCAATGCAGAGCTTACAACCATTTTTTAGTGGTATTTCAAGAGGAATGGAAGAAGCGTCTCAAAGCGTGCTTAAATGGGCTGAAAATAGCAGTGTAGCTTCAAGATTCTTTAATATGATGAATACAACGGGTGTTTCGGTATTTAACAAGCTATTAAGTGCTGCAGGCGGTTTTGGTGACGGATTAGTCAATGTATTCACGCAATTAGCACCACTGTTTCAATGGTCGGCTGATTGGTTAGACAGATTAGGTCAATCGTTCTCTAATTGGGCTAATAGTGCAGCTGGAGAAAATTCGATAACTCGTTTTATTGAATACACAAAAACAAATTTACCTATCATTGGCAATATTTTTAAAAATGTTTTTGCTGGAATTAACAATTTGATGAATGCATTTAGTGGGTCATCAACTGGAATCTTCCAGTCTCTCGAACAGATGACGGCTAAGTTTAGAGAATGGTCTGAACAAGTCGGGCAATCTCAAGGTTTTAAAGATTTTGTCAGCTATATACAAACTAATGGACCACTAATAATGCAATTAATTGGGAACATTGCAAGAGGATTAGTTGCATTCGCAACAGCGATGGCTCCTATAGCTAGTGCAGTATTACGCGTTGCAGTTGCAATAACTGGTTGGATAGCTAACTTGTTTGAGGCGCATCCAGCTACAGCACAATTAGTTGGTGTCATTATAACTTTAGTTGGTGCATTTAGATTTTTAATTGCTCCAATATTAGCGGTAATGGACTTTTTAGGACCATTAGCAGCAAGATTGGTTGCATTAGTAACTAAGTTTGGTTGGGCTAAAACAGGAACTTTAGTATTAAGTAAGGCAATGACATCGTTAAAAGGTCCAATAAAATTAGTTACAGCTATATTCCAATTGTTATTCGGTAAGATTGGATTAATTAGAAATGCTATCACAGGACTAGTAACTGTGTTTGGTATTTTAGGCGGTCCAATAACAATAGTAATTGGTGTAATTGCTGCATTAATAGCTATATTCGTTTTATTGTGGAATAAAAATGAAGGATTCAGAAACTTTATTATAAATGCTTGGAATGCGATAAAAACGTTTATGGTTAATGTTTGGAATGTATTAAAAGCTGTAGCTTCGGTTGTATGGAATGCTATTTTAACAGCTATCACTACAGCAGTATCGAATGTTTACAATTTTATAATGATTGTTTGGAATCAAATAGTCGCTTATTTACAAGGGCTATGGAATGGAATTATCGCTATTGCAACAACAGTATGGAACCTTTTAGTTACAATCATTACAACTGTTTTTACGACGATAATGACAATAGTTATGACGATATGGACAGCTATTTGGACGTTCTTAAGTACAATCTGGAATACGATAATTACAATCGCTACAACGATTTGGAATTTGTTGGTCACTGTAATAACTACAGTATTTACCACAATTATGACTATCGCAATGACAATTTGGAACGCTATTTGGACGTTCTTACAAACGTTGTGGAACACTATAGTTACTGTGGCAACTAAGGTTTGGAACGCTATCACTACAGCTATATCTACTGCGTTACAAGCGGCATGGAGTTTTATTTCTAATATATGGAATACGATTTGGAGTTTCTTATCTGGTATATTAACGACAATTTGGAATAAAGTTGTAAGCATATTCACACAAGTTGTTTCAACTATATCAGACAAAATGTCTCAAGCTTGGAACTTCATTGTCACTAAAGGTATGCAATGGGTATCTACTATAACAAGTACGCTAATTAACTTTGTTAATAGAGTTATTCAAGGATTCGTTAATGTTGTAAACAAAGTTAGTCAAGGTATGACAAATGCAGTAAATAAAATAAAAAGCTTTATAGGAGATTTTGTGTCTGCAGGTGCTGATATGATCCGTGGTTTAATTAGAGGTATTGGACAAATGGCTGGTCAATTAGTAGATGCAGCTAAAAATGTTGCTAAGAAAGCTTTAGATGCAGCTAAAAGTGCTTTGGGTATTCACTCACCTTCACGTGAATTCATGGATGTTGGTATGTATTCAATGCTAGGTTTCGTTAAAGGTATAGATAATCATTCAAGTAAAGTTATCCGTAATGTTTCTAATGTTGCAGATAAAGTAGTTGATGCATTTCAACCTACATTAAACGCACCTGACATTTCTAGTATTACAGGAAACTTAAGTAATTTAGGTGGAAATATAAATGCGCAAGTACAACACACACATTCTATTGAAACATCACCGAACATGAAAACTGTTAAAGTTGAATTCGATGTCAATAACGATGCGCTTACTAGTATTGTTAACGGCAGAAATGCTAAACGCAATTCTGAGTATTACTTATAAAGGAGGTTACAAATGGACATAGAATTAACAAAAAAAGATGGTACTGTAATCAAATTAAGTGAATACGGGTTTATCGTTAACGATATAGTAATTGATAGCATGCAAATCAACACAAAGTATCAAGACAAAGAAAATATGAACGGTCGTATATTAATGGGGAGCAATTATATCAGTAGAGATATAGTTGTTCCTTGTTTTTGTAAAGTTAAAAATCGTTCAGACATTGCTTATATGCGAGATATGTTGTATTCGTTAACGACAGACATAGAACCTATGTATTTGCGAGAAATCAGAAGAAAAGAAGAGTTGAATTACAGGTTTACTCAACCAACTTCTGATGATTACGTGAAATTAGATAAAAACAACTTCCCGGATTACGAATATTCAAGACACGATCAACAAATTTATGTAAATGGTAAACAGTATAAAGTTATTTTTAACGGAGTTATAAACCCTAAACAAAAAGGTAATAAAGTTTCTTTTGAACTAAAATTCGAAACTACAGAATTACCATACGGTGAAAGTATTGGAACAAGCCTAGAGTTAGAAGAAAACAAAAAGGTTGGATTGTGGTCGTTTGATTTTAATATTGATTGGCATGCAGGCGGAGACAAAAGAAAGTATACATTTGAAAATTTGAGCAAAGGTACAGTTTATTATCACGGTAGTGCTCCTAACGACCAATTCAACATGTATAAAAAGATAACAATTATTTTAGGCGAAGATACAGAATCGTTTGTATGGAATTTAACGCATGCTGAAATAATGAAAATCGAAGGGATCAAACTAAAAGCTGGAGACAGAATTGTTTATGATAGCTTCCGAGTTTATAAAAACGGTGTTGAAATAAGTACCGAAACGAATATATCCCAACCAAAATTTAAATACGGAGCTAATAAATTTGAGTTTAATCAAACGGTACAAAAAGTTCAGTTTGATTTGAAATTTTATTATAAGTAGGTGTCAGAATGACAATAACTATTAAACCACCTAAAGGTAATGGCGCACCTGTACCAGTAGAAACAACTTTAGTAAAAAAAGTTAATGCTGACGGTGTATTAACTTTTGATATTCTAGAAAATAAATATACTTATGAAGTTATTAACGCTATAGGGAAAAGATGGATTGTTAGTCATGTCGAAGGTGAAAACGACAAGAAAGAATATGTAATAACTGTCATTGATAGGAAATCAGAAGGCGACAGACAACTGGTTGAATGTACTGCTAGAGAGATTCCTATAGACAAGTTAATGATTGATAGGATTTATGTTAATGTAACAGGATCTTTTACAGTAGAAAGATATTTTAACATTGTGTTTCAAGGTACTGGAATGCTTTTTGAAGTCGAAGGTAAGGTTAAGTCTTCGAAGTTTGAAAATGGTGGTGAAGGCGACACAAGGTTAGAAATGTTTAAAAAGGGGTTAGAACATTTCGGTTTAGAATATAAAATAACGTATGACAAAAAGAAAGACAGATATAAGTTTGTATTGACGCCTTTTGCAAATCAAAAAGCGTCTTATTTTATTTCTGATGAAGTCAACGCCAACGCTATAAAACTCGAGGAAGATGCAAGTGATTTCGCCACCTTCATTAGAGGATATGGTAATTATTCAGGAGAAGAAACATTCGAACACGCTGGGCTCGTAATGGAAGCTAGAAGTGCATTAGCTGAAATATACGGCGACATCCACGCAGAACCATTTAAAGATGGTAAAGTGACTGACCAAGAAACTATGGATAAAGAATTACAATCGAGATTGAAAAAGTCGTTAAAACAATCTTTGTCTTTGGACTTTTTGGTGTTAAGAGAATCATATCCAGAAGCAGACCCACAACCCGGAGACATAGTACAAATAAAATCTACCAAACTAGGTTTGAATGATTTAGTCCGTATAGTACAAGTTAAAACGATTAGGGGTATAAACAATGTAATTGTTAAGCAAGATGTAACGCTTGGTGAGTTTAATCGAGAACAACGATATATGAAAAAAGTTAATACTGCAGCTAACTATGTTTCTGGATTAAATGATGTTAACCTTTCTAATCCTAGTAAAGCGGCAGAAAACTTGAAGTCTAAAGTAGCGTCAATAGCTAAATCAACACTCGATTTGATGAGTAGAACTGATTTGATTGAAGATAAACAACAGAAGGTAAGCTCTAAAACTGTGACTACATCTGACGGCACTATCGTTCATGATTTTATAGATAAATCAAACATTAAAGATGTAAAAACGATTGGAACGATTGGCGATTCTGTAGCTAGAGGATCACATGCGAAAACTAATTTCACAGAAATGTTAGGCAAGAAGTTAAAAGCTAAAACGACCAACCTTGCAAGAGGTGGTGCAACAATGGCAACAGTTCCAATAGGTAAAGAAGCGGTAGAAAACAGCATTTATAGACAAGCAGAGCAAATAAGAGGAGACCTAATCATATTACAAGGTACAGATGATGACTGGTTACATGGTTATTGGGCAGGCGTACCGATAGGCACTGATAAAACCGACACTAAAACGTTTTACGGCGCCTTTTGTTCTGCAATTGAAGTTATCAGGAAAAATAATCCAGCTTCAAAAATACTTGTAATGACAGCTACTAGGCAATGCCCTATGAGTGGTACAATGATACGCCGTAAAGATACGGACAAAAACAAACTAGGGTTAACTTTAGAGGATTATGTCAATGCTCAGATATTGGCTTGTAGTGAATTGGATGTACCAGTATATGATGCCTATCATACAGATTATTTTAAGCCATATAATCCAGCGTTCAGAAAATCAAGTATGCCAGACGGATTGCATCCGAACGAGAGGGGTCATGAAGTTATTATGTACGAACTTATTAAAAATTATTACCAGTTTTACGGATAGAAAAGGAGGAAGACATGGATAACAAATTAATTACAGACTTAAGTAGAGTTTTCGATTACAGATATGTAGATGAAAATGAGTATAATTTCAAGCTTATTTCAGACATGCTGACTGATTTTAATTTCTCTCTTGAATACCATAGAAATAAAGAGGTATTTGCACATAATGGAGAGCAAATAAAGTATGAGCATTTAAATGTCACAAGTAGCGTCTCTGATTTTTTAACGTATCTAAACGGCCGTTTCAGCAATATGGTACTAGGTCATAACGGCGACGGTATCAACGAAGTAAAAGACGCGCGTGTTGATAATACTGGTTATGATCATAAGACATTGCAAGATCGTTTGTATCATGATTATTCAACACTAGATGCTTTCACTAAAAAGGTTGAGAAAGCTGTAGATGAAAACTATAAAGAATATCGAGCTACAGAATACCGATTCGAACCAAAAGAGCAAGAACCGGAATTCATCACAGATTTATCGCCATATACTAACGCAGTAATGCAATCATTTTGGGTAGACCCTAGAACAAAAATTATTTATATGACACAAGCGCGTCCGGGCAATCATTACATGTTATCTAGATTGAAGCCTAATGGACAATTTATTGATAGATTGCTTGTTAAAAATGGCGGTCACGGCACACACAACGCCTATAGATATATCGGCAATGAGTTATGGATTTATTCAGCAGTGTTAGACGCTAACGAAAACAACAAGTTTGTACGTTTCCAATATAGAACTGGAGAAATAACTTATGGTAATGAAATGCAAGATGTCATGCCGAATATATTTAACGACAGATATACATCAGCGATTTATAATCCTATAGAAAATTTAATGATTTTCAGACGTGAATATAAAGCTTCTGAAAGACAACTTAAGAATTCGTTGAACTTTGTTGAGGTTAGAAGTGCTGACGATATTGATAAAGGTATAGACAAAGTATTGTATCAAATGGATATACCTATGGAATACACTTCAGATACACAACCTATGCAAGGTATCACTTATGATGCAGGTATCTTATATTGGTACACTGGTGATTCAAAACCAGCGAACCCTAATTACTTACAAGGCTTCGATATCAAAACAAAAGAGTTATTATTTAAACGTCGTATCGATATAGGCGGTGTGAATAACAACTTTAAAGGAGATTTCCAAGAGGCTGAAGGTCTAGATATGTATTACGATCTAGAAACAGGACGTAAAGCACTTTTAATCGGGGTAACTATTGGACCTGGTAACAACAGACATCACTCAATTTATTCTATCGGCCAAAGAGGTGTTAACCAATTCTTGAAAAACATCGCGCCTCAAGTATCAATGACTGATTCAGGCGGACGTGTTAAACCGTTACCAATACAGAACCCAGCATATCTAAGTGATATTACGGAAGTTGGTCATTACTATATCTATACGCAAGACACACAAAATGCGTTAGATTTCCCGTTACCGAAAGCGTTTAGAGATGCAGGTTGGTTCTTTGATGTACTGCCTGGACACTATAATGGTGCTCTAAGACAAGTACTTACCAGAAACAGCACAGGTAGAAATATGCTTAAATTCGAACGTGTCATTGACATTTTCAATAAGAAAAACAACGGAGCATGGAATTTCTGCCCGCAAAACGCCGGTTATTGGGAACATATCCCTAAGAGTATTACAAAATTATCAGATTTAAAAATCGTTGGTTTAGATTTCTATATCACTACTGAAGAATCAAACCGATTTACTGATTTCCCTAAAGACTTTAAAGGTATTGCAGGTTGGATATTAGAAGTAAAATCGAATACACCAGGTAATACAACACAAGTATTAAGACGTAATAACTTCCCGTCTGCACATCAATTTTTAGTTAGAAACTTTGGTACTGGTGGCGTTGGTAAATGGAGTTTATTCGAAGGAAAGGTGGTTGAATAATGGTAGTAGATAATTTTTCGAAAGATGATAACTTAATCGAGTTACAAACAACATCACAATATAATCCGGTTATTGACACAAACATCAGTTTCTATGAATCAGATAGAGGAACTGGTGTTTTAAATTTTGCAGTAACTAAGAATAACAGACCGTTATCTATAAGTTCTGAACATGTTAAAACATTTATCGTGTTAAAAACCGATGATTATAACGTAGATAGAGGCGCTTATATTTCAGACGAATTAACGATAGTAGACGCAATTAATGGGCGTTTGCAGTATGTGATACCGAATGAATTTTTAAAACATTCAGGCAAGGTGCATGCTCAGGCATTCTTTACACAAAACGGGAGTGATAATGTTGTTGTTGAACGTCAATTTAGCTTCAATATTGAAAATGATTTAGTTAGTGGGTTTGATGGTATAACAAAGCTTGTTTATATCAAATCTATTCAAGATACTATCGAAGCTGTCGGTAAAGACTTTAACCAATTAAAGCAAAATATGGCTGATACACAAACGTTAATAGCAAAAGTGAATGATAGTGCGACAAAAGGCATTCAACAAATCGAAATCAAGCAAAACGAAGCTATACAAGCTATTACTGCGACGCAAACTAGTGCAACACAAGCTGTTACAGCTGAATTCGATAAAATAGTTGAAAAAGAGCAAGCGATTTTTGAACGTGTTAACGAAGTTGAACAACAAATCAATGGCGCTGACCTTGTTAAAGGTAATTCAACAACGAATTGGCAAAAGTCTAAACTTACAGATGATTACGGTAAAGCAATTGAATCGTATGAGCAGTCCATAGATAGCGTTTTAAGCGCAGTTAACACATCTAGGATTATTCATATTACTAATGCAACAGATGCGCCAGAAAAGACGGATATAGGCACGTTAGAGAAGCCTGGACAAGATGGTGTTGATGACGGTTCTTCGTTCGATGAATCAACTTATACATCAAGCAAATCTGGTGTGTTAGTTGTTTATGTTGTTGATAATAATACTGCTCGTGCAACATGGTACCCAGACGATTCAAACGATGAGTACACAAAATACAAAATCTACGGCACATGGTACCCGTTTTATAAAAAGAATGATGGAAACTTAACTAAGCAATTTGTTGAAGAAACGTCTAACAACGCTTTAAATCAAGCTAAGCAGTATGTAGATGATAAATTCGGAACAACGAGCTGGCAACAACATAAGATGACAGAGGCGAATGGTCAATCAATTCAAGTTAACTTAAATAATGCGCAAGGCGATTTGGGATATTTAACTGCTGGTAATTACTATGCAACAAGAGTGCCGGATTTACCAGGTAGCGTTGAAAGTTATGAGGGTTATTTATCGGTATTCGTTAAAGATGATACAAACAAGCTATTTAACTTCACACCTTATAACTCTAAAAAGATTTACACACGATCAATCACAAACGGCAGACTTGAGCAACAGTGGACAGTTCCTAATGAACATAAATCAACGGTATTGTTCGACGGTGGCGCAAATGGTGTAGGTACAACAATCAATCTAACTGAACCGTACACAAACTATTCTATTTTGTTGGTAAGTGGAACTTATCCAGGTGGCGTTATTGAGGGATTCGGACTAACCGCATTACCTAACGCGATTCAATTGAGTAAAGCGAATGTAGTTGACTCAGACGGCAACGGTGGCGGTATTTATGAGTGCTTACTATCCAAAACAAGTAGCACTACTTTAAGAATAGATAACGATGTGTACTTTGATTTAGGTAAAACATCAGGTTCTGGAGCGAATGCCAACAAAGTTACTATAACTAAAATTATGGGGTGGAAATAATGAAAATCACAGTAAACGATAAAAACGAAGTTATCGGATTCGTTAATACTGGCGGTTTACGCAATAGTTTAGATGTAGATGATAACAATGTGCCTATTAAATTTAAAGAAGAGTTCGAACCTAGAAAGTTTGTTTTCACTAACGGCGAAATTAAATACAATAGCAATTTCGAAAAAGAAGACGTACCGAATGCATCAAACCAACAAAGTGCGTCAGATTTAAGTGATGAGGAACTTCGCGGAATGGTTGCGAGTATGCAAATGCAGGTGGCACAAGTAAACGTATTAACAATGGAATTAGCTCAACAAAACGCTATGTTAACACAACAGTTGACTGAACTGAAAACTAACAAAACAAGTACTGAGGGGGACGTTTAAATAATGAAGATGATTTATCCAACTTTTAAAGACATTAAAACTTTTTATGTTTGGGGTTACTATAAAAACGAGCAAATTAAGTGGTACGTAGACAAGGGTTTAATCGATAAAGAAGAATACGCTTTAATCACTGGAGAAAAATATCCAGAAACAAAAGATGAAAAGTCACAGGTGTAATGCTTGTGGCTTTTTAATTTGAATAAAGTGGGTGGCATAATGTTTGGATTTACCAAACGACATGAACAAGATTGGCGTTTAACGCGATTAGAAGAAAATGATAAGACTATGTTTGAAAAATTCGACAGAATAGAAGATAGTCTTAGAGCGCAAGAAAAGATTTATGACAAATTAGATAGAAATTTTGAAGAATTAAAGCGCGACAAGGTAGAAGATGAAAAGAATAAAGAAAAGAATGCCAAGAATATTAGAGACATAAAAATGTGGATTCTAGGTTTGATAGGGACTATCTTCAGTACGATTGTCATAGCTTTACTAAGAACTGTTTTTGGTATTTAAAGGAGGTGATTACCATGCTTAAAGGGATTTTAGGATATAGCTTCTGGGCGTGCTTCTGGTTTGGTAAATGTAAATAACAGTTAAGAGTCAGTGCTTCGGCACTGGCTTTTTATTTTGATTGAAATGAGGTGCATACATGGGATTACCTAATCCGAAAAATAGAAAGCCCACAGCTAGTGAAGTGGTTGAATGGGCGTTATATATCGCTAAAAACAAAATAGCTATTGATGTACCTGGTTCTGGAATGGGAGCACAATGCTGGGATTTACCTAATTATTTACTCGATAAATATTGGGGGTTTAGAACATGGGGAAATGCTGATGCTATGGCTCAAAAATCCAATTATAGAGGTAGAGATTTCAAGATAATTAGAAATACAAAAGATTTTGTACCACAACCAGGCGACTGGGGTGTTTGGACTGGTGGTTGGGCAGGACATGTAAACATTGTAGTGGGACCATGCACAAAAGACTATTGGTATGGCGTAGATCAAAACTGGTATACAAATAACGCAACAGGAAGTCCACCTTATAAAATTAAACACTCTTATCATGATGGACCAGGTGGAGGGGTTAAATATTTTGTTAGACCACCATATCATCCAGACAAAACTACACCGGCACCTAAACCAGAAGATGATAGTGATGATAACGAAAAAAATAATAAAAAAGTTCCAATTTGGAAAGATGTAACAACTATAAAGTACACTATTTCTAGCCAAGAGGTTAATTATCCAGAATATATTTATCACTTTATAGTAGAAGGTAATCGACGACTCGAAAAACCTAAAGGAATAATGATTAGAAACGCACAAACGATGAGCTCGGTAGAAAGTTTATATAACAGTAGGAAGAAATACAAACAGGATGTAGAATATCCCCACTTTTATGTTGATAGACATAATATTTGGGCACCTAGAAGAGCTGTATTTGAAGTTCCTAATGAACCTGATTATATAGTTATAGACGTATGTGAAGATTATAGTGCGAGTAAAAATGAATTTATTTTTAATGAGATTCACGCAATGGTTGTAGCTGTAGATATGATGGCCAAATATGAGATACCTCTAAGTATTGAAAATTTAAAAGTAGACGACAGCATTTGGCGTTCAATGTTGGAACATGTTAATTGGAATATGATTGACAACGGTGTTCCTCCTAAAGATAAATACGAAGCATTAGAAAAGGCATTACTTAATATATTTAAAAACAGAGAAAAATTATTAAATTCTATAACTAAGCCAACAGTAACAAAATCTAGAATAAAAGTTATGGTAGATAATAAAAACGCTGATATAGCTAATGTAAGAGACTCGTCACCAACAGCCAACAATGGTTCGGCATCTAAACAACCGCAGATCATAACAGAAACGAGTCCTTATACATTCAAACAAGCACTGGATAAACAAATGGCAAGAGGTAACCCGAAAAAATCTAATGCTTGGGGTTGGGCTAACGCTACACGAGCACAAACGAGTTCAGCAATGAATGTAAAGCGTATATGGGAAAGTAACACACAATGCTACCAAATGCTTAATTTAGGCAAGTATCAAGGTGTTTCAGTTAGCGCACTTAATAAGATACTTAAAGGTAAGGGAACATTGAATAATCAAGGTAAAGCGTTCGCAGAAGCTTGTAAAAAGCACAACATTAATGAAATTTATTTAATCGCGCATGCTTTCTTAGAAAGTGGATATGGAACAAGTAACTTCGCTAACGGAAAAGATGGAGTATACAACTACTTCGGCATTGGCGCTTACGACAACAATCCTAACTACGCAATGACGTTTGCAAGGAATAAAGGTTGGACATCTCCAGCAAAAGCAATCATGGGCGGTGCTAGCTTCGTAAGAAAGGATTACATCAATAAAGGTCAAAACACATTGTACCGAATTAGATGGAATCCTAAGAATCCAGCTACCCACCAATACGCTACTGCTATAGAGTGGTGCCAACATCAAGCAAGTACAATCGCTAAGTTATATAAACAAATCGGCTTAAAAGGTATCTACTTCACAAGGGATAAATATAAATAAAGAGGTGTGTAAATGTACAAAATAAAAGATGTTGAAACGAGAATAAAAAATGATGGTGTTGACTTAGGTGACATTGGCTGTCGATTTTACACTGAAGATGAAAATACAGCATCTATAAGAATAGGTATCAATGACAAACAAGGTCGTATCGATCTAAAAGCACATGGCTTAACACCTAGATTACATTTGTTTATGGAAGATGGCTCTATATTCAAAAATGAGCCCCTTATTATCGACGATGTTGTAAAAGGTTTCCTTACCTACAAGATACCTAAAAAGGTTATCAAACACGCTGGTTATGTTCGCTGTAAGCTGTTTTTAGAGAAAGAAGAAGAAAAAATACATGTCGCAAACTTTTCTTTCAATATCGTTGATAGTGGTATTGAATCTGCTGTAGCAAAAGAAATCGATGTTAAATTGGTAGATGATGCTATTACGAGAATTTTAAAAGATAACGCGACAGATTTATTGAGCAAAGACTTTAAAGAGAAAATAGATAAAGATGTCATTTCTTACATCGAAAAGAATGAAAGTAGATTTAAAGGTGCGAAAGGTGATAAAGGTGAACCGGGACAACCTGGAGCAAAAGGTGAAGCAGGTAAAAAAGGAGAACAAGGCGCACCCGGTAAAAACGGTACTGTAGTATCAATCAATCCTGACACTAAAATGTGGCAAATTGATGGTAAAGATACAGATATCAAAGCAGAACCTGAGTTATTGGACAAAATCAATATCGCAAATGTTGAAGGGTTAGAAAATAAATTGCAAGAAGTTGAAAAAATCAAAGATACAACTCTCAACGACTCTAAAACGTATACGGATACAAAAATTGCTGAACTAGTTGATAGCGCGCCTGAATCTATGAACACATTAAGAGAATTAGCAGAAGCAATACAAAACAACTCTATTTCAGAAAGTGTATTGCAACAGATTGGCTCAAAAGTTAATACAGAAGATTTTGAGGAATTCAAACAAACACTAAATGATTTATATGCTCCAAAAAATCATAATCATGACGAGCGGTATGTTTTGTCATCTCAAGCTTTTACTAAACAACAAGCGGATAATTTATATCAACTAAAAAGCGCATCTCAACCGACGGTTAAAATTTGGACAGGAACAGAAAATGAATATAACTATATATATCAAAAAGACCCGAATACGTTATATTTAATTAAAGGGTGATTTTTATGGAAGGTAATTTTAAAAATGTAAAGAAGTTTATTTACGAAGGTGAAGAATATACAAAAGTATATGCTGGAAATATCCAAGTATGGAAAAAGCCTTCATCTTTTGTAATAAAACCCTTACCTAAAAATAAATATCCGGATAGCATAGAAGAATCAACAGCAAAATGGACAATAAATGGAGTTGAACCCAATAAAAGTTATCAGGTGACAATAGAAAATGTACGTAGCGGTATAATGAGGATTTCGCAAACTAATTTAGGGTCAAGTGATTTAGGAATATCAGGAGTCAATAGCGGAGTTGCAAGTAAAAATATCAACTTTAGTAATCCTTCAGGGATGTTGTACGTCACTATAAGTGATGTTTATTCAGGATCTCCGACATTGACCATTGAATAATTTTAAACGACTAATTTTTAGTCGTTTTTTTATTTTGGATAAAAGGAGCAAACAAATGGATATTAACTGGAAATTGAGATTCAAAAACAAAGCAGTACTAACTGGTTTAGTTGGAGCATTGTTGCTATTTATCAAGCAAGTCACGGATTTATTCGGATTAGATTTATCTACTCAATTAAATCAAGCTAGCGCAATTATAGGCGCTATCCTCACGTTACTTACAGGTATTGGCGTTATTACTGACCCAACGTCAAAAGGCGTCTCAGATTCATCTATAGCACAGACATATCAAGCGCCTAGAGATAGCAAAAAAGAAGAACAACAAGTTACGTGGAAATCATCACAAGACAGTAGTTTAACGCCGGAATTAAGCGCGAAAGCACCAAAAGAATATGATACATCACAACCTTTCACAGACGCCTCTAACGATGTTGGCTTTGATGTGAATGAGTATCATCATGGAGGTGGCGACAATGCAAGCAAAATTAACTAAAAATGAGTTTATAGAGTGGTTGAAAACTTCTGAGGGAAAACAATTCAATGTGGACTTATGGTATGGATTTCAATGCTTTGATTATGCCAATGCTGGTTGGAAAGTTTTGTTTGGATTACTTCTAAAAGGTTTAGGTGCAAAAGATATTCCGTTCGCTAACAACTTCGACGGATTAGCTACTGTATACCAAAATACACCGGACTTCTTAGCACAACCTGGCGACATGGTGGTATTCGGTAGCAACTACGGTGCTGGATATGGTCACGTTGCATGGGTAATTGAAGCAACTTTAGATTACATCATTGTATATGAGCAGAATTGGCTAGGCGGTGGCTGGACTGACGGAATCGAACAACCCGGCTGGGGTTGGGAAAAAGTTACAAGACGACAACATGCTTATGATTTCCCTATGTGGTTTATCCGTCCGAATTTTAAAAGTGAGACAGCGCCACGATCAGTTCAATCTCCTACACAAGCACCTAAAAAAGAAACAGCTAAGCCACAACCTAAAGCAGTAGAACTTAAAATCATCAAAGATGTGGTTAAAGGTTATGACCTACCTAAGCGTGGTAGTAACCCTAAAGGTATAGTTATACACAACGACGCAGGGAGCAAAGGGGCGACTGCTGAAGCATATCGTAACGGATTAGTAAATGCACCTTTATCAAGATTAGAAGCGGGCATTGCGCATAGTTACGTATCAGGCAACACAGTTTGGCAAGCCTTAGATGAATCACAAGTAGGTTGGCATACCGCTAATCAAATAGGTAATAAATATTATTACGGTATTGAAGTATGTCAATCAATGGGCGCAGATAACGCGACATTCTTAAAAAATGAACAGGCAACTTTCCAAGAATGCGCTAGATTGTTGAAAAAATGGGGATTACCAGCAAACAGAAATACAATCAGATTGCACAATGAATTTACTTCAACATCATGCCCTCATAGAAGTTCGGTTTTACACACTGGTTTTGACCCAGTAACTCGCGGTCTATTGCCAGAAGACAAGCGGTTGCAACTTAAAGACTACTTTATCAAGCAGATTAGGGCGTACATGGATGGTAAAATACCGGTTGCCACTGTCTCTAATGAGTCAAGCGCTTCAAGTAATACAGTTAAACCAGTTGCAAGTGCATGGAAACGTAATAAATATGGTACTTACTACATGGAAGAAAGTGCTAGATTCACAAACGGCAATCAACCAATCACAGTAAGAAAAGTGGGGCCATTCTTATCTTGTCCAGTGGGTTATCAGTTCCAACCTGGTGGGTATTGTGATTATACAGAAGTGATGTTACAAGATGGTCATGTTTGGGTAGGATATACATGGGAGGGGCAACGTTATTACTTGCCTATTAGAACATGGAATGGTTCTGCCCCACCTAATCAGATATTAGGTGACTTATGGGGAGAAATCAGTTAGAATGACATAGTCATGTCTATTTAAGCAGGTGCGTTACATACCTGCTTTCTATTTACATTTAAAGATAAAATGTGCTATTATTTTACTAGAACTTTTTAACATTTCTCTCAAGATTTAAATGTAGATAACAGGCAGGTACTACGGTACTTGCCTATTTTTTTATGCAAATTTTAAAAAACACTTTACTAATAAACATTTGTTTAGTATAATTATATTTGTAGGTTAGTTGATGACTTACAAATTATGTGTAAGGAGGTGAAAAGCCTCATGCTAGACATAATAAAAACACTTCTAGAACATCAAGTATTGGCAGTACTGATAATTCCAGAAGTGTTAAAACAACTTAGAGAATGGCATCTCGGCTACCTAGACCGAAAGCCAAACAACAAAGATTAACATTATGCTTGGAGCCTGATGGCTCCTCCTTACACTTATATAATATAATATTATTTGGAGGTTTTCAATTATGACAGAACAAATGTATTTAATATTGTTTTTATTAAGCCTACCATTGTTATTATTTATCGGGAGAAAGACACATTTTTATTGTTTAGATAAAAAGAATGGACGTAGATAATATGAGTGATTATAAATTAAAAATAATTGAATTGATCAAAAGTGATATAACAGGTTACCAAATTCACAAACAAACTGGCGTAGCGCAATATGTAATTTCACAATTAAGGCAAGGAAAGCGCGAAGTAGATAACTTAACTTTAAATACAACTGAAAAACTATACAGTTACGCACGACAAGTGTTATAA